AATTGTCCAGCTTGGTCTGGTCAAAGCTGATGGCTGGTGGTGTGGAAAAGGGGCCAGTGGGGCCAGTCACAAAAGTGATTGCTGTGCCTGCAGAGTAGCTTGCCCCTGTAGGATTCCACAGGCTCCAGACTGGGGTGCTCTCTGCCATGCCTCTCAGGAAGAGGATGACAAAGGTGCCCACTGCAATGCCTGCTGTGCCATTGATCTCCTTGGCATAGGGCAGGTCTGTGGCTCCACCATCCCACACTCTGCCAGCTGACTTGGTGGCCCATGCTGTGCCATTCCATGCCTGCTCTGTGACACCATACTCACCACCTGTCTGGTCACTGTCTATCTTCCCAATCAGGAAGGCAGGAGCATTGACCTGACTGGGCTGGGGCACCAGTGAGATCCTTGTGCCTTCCACTCTGATGGTCTTGTTGTCACCAGTGACAGGCTTTCTCATGAAGTCCCTGACAGCATTGAAAAACTGCAGGGTCCATCCTCTTGGGATCTCTTTACCGGGGCTTGGGTCAGATGGTAGTGGGGTGGGCATGGCTGCTATGGTCCTGTGTAGAGTTCAGTGTCCCAGACATCTGCATAGGTATACTCCACAGTGCCCCTGTACTTGCTGCCATCTTCCTCCACACTGACATTGGTGACCAGCCATGCACCTGTATATCCAAAGGTCTCAGCTGGCGTGACTCTGGTGGCAACAGTCTGCAGCACTGCTTCCACATTGCTCTTGCTGCTGTGCCAGAATTGATATCTGGAGATGGGCTGTGGCAAGTAGTATGCTTCCACTCCTGCCTTGGTTTTTTCAGCAAGGGCACCAGCCCCATTGTCTGACAGTCTCCACTCATCGCCGGGGCTTTCCTTGGCCCACTTCCACTGGGTGCCATCAGCATCCTGTTGATTGGTGGCAGTGTCAAACCATGCAGGAGTGTTATCAGCTTTGTCCTTGTGCTGATACAGGTCATGATTCCACTTCATCAGATAGTTTGGGTGGGTCTCCAGTGGCTTCTCAAGAGTGGCCACTGTGATGGTCCAGAGATCATCATCATCTTCCTTGCCACCAATAGACACAGCAGCCAGCACTGTGGTGTAGTTCAGTGACAGAATCAGATAGTCATCATCCTCTTCATCAGGAGCCACACTGAAACTCTTGAAGTAGACAGTGCCCATCTCATCATCAGTGTGTGCAGCCTTGAAGGCAGGCACCAGAGACTTCCACCCAGATCTGGGCACCCTGTAATTGTAAGCCACACTCTCATCTTCAGAAGAGCCACCAAAGACTCTGCTGTTTCGGATCTCATAGGGGCCTGTGATTGGTCCTGTACTCATTATGCAAACGCAGGTCTCATGGTCTTCAGAGTGGCCACTGTGGCCTTCTGCAGCTTGACCTGCTCCTTCAATTGTTTGGCCTCTTCTGTTTCGCCTTGGACCTTTGCAGATCCAATCCTGCCACCCACTCTGAGAAGAGAGTCAGAGAAGACCTGTGTGACCCTTTGTTTCACTTCCTGCTTCTTGGTCTCTTCCTTTGGCTTCTCTCCTGCCAGTGAGTCCTCTGTCTGCTGCTTGACTCTCTTGGCCACCTGCAGCTTGAGCTTCTCATCCAGCTTGGCCAGATCCTTCAGCCTCTTCTTCTCAGCCTTCTCCAGCTCCTTGCTGACAGACTTGTATAGCCTTGGATCTAGGATGTCCTTCAGCCTTGCCTTCTGCAGCTCCAGTCCTGCATCCTTGAGATCCTTGCCCATCTGGGCAGCCACCCTTCTGGTATCCTTGCCCAGCTGCAGGAGCCCATTGCCAGCCTCTTTGGCAACAGCTGCACCAATGCCCTTGAAGTCACCTCGCTTGATGGCTTCCCATGCAGCCTTGCCCATCCTTCCAATAGTGTTGAAAGCATTTTTGAAATTGGCCACCAGCAGTGTTGCATAGGCTTTTGCAAAGGCCTTGATGCTGGGCCAGAGATTGCCCATGATCTCCTTGAGGTTGTGGAAGCCAACAGTGAAGGCTTCCTTGATATTGTGGATGGCCACCTTGCCAGCATTCCAGACATTGGTGAAGGTGGTCTTGGCCACTATCCACATGGCATGCAGGCCTGCCTTCAGGTTGACAAATACAGTGGCTATCTGGTAGGCTATCTCTGGGCCTCTGGTCTTGACTGTCTCAGCAAAGCTGCTGATGGTCTTCTTCACATCACCCACACCAAAGATCATGTCAGCAGTCAATACAATGACTTCACCAAAGGCTTCACCCAGATCACCCACCACATTGACCAGCTGCTTCCACTGGCCTATGGGTGTCTCTGCCATGGCAGTGGCCACACCTTTGAATTGAGACTCAAGCTCTGCCATTATGATACCCTGTGCCTTGCCAATATCATTGGCCTTCATGGCTTGCTTGATCTGATCCTTCTGCTGCTTGCTGAAGGTGATGCCTGCCCTGCCCAGTGCTGTCATCCCAGCCACTGGATCATTGAGAGCTTTGCCCACTTGGATGGCACTGCTCTTCAGATCCTGACCCAGTGATGCACTCATGTCTAGGATGGCAGCAGTGGCATCTTGGAAGGTCTGGCCTTTGATGTTCTTGAAGGTGGCCAGCAGATTCTGTCCCTGCATGATGGCCTCATCTCCAAAGGTGGTGACAGACTGCAGCCTTGCTGCTTCCTGCTCCATGGTCCTGAAGGAGATCCCTGCAGCATGGCCAGTGGCCTTCAGGGTCTGCCTGAGCTTTGCAGCCACCTGCTCCTGCTCTGCATAGGCCTTCACGCTTGCAGCAGCTCCAGCAACAAAGGCAGCACCAGCTATGGCACCATACCTCTTCATGTTGCGCGATAGCTTGGCCACAGACTTGTCTGCCTTGGCCAGACCCTTTCTGAATCTCTTTGTTTCAGCTGTCAGATATACTTTGAGATTAGCCATACATAGCCTTTACTATCTTCAGTGCATCCTTGGCTGACACAACATGTCTGCCACAATTGTCGTTTGGGCTTGGAGCAAAAAACTGCTTGACCTTCCACCTGCCCTGCTGGCTGCAGTAGCCAGCAATCTGGGCAAGGTAGAAGTCCATCTTGTCTCTCCTAGTGTCAAGCCACTCAAAGTACAGGCCCCAGTCCATGACCTCTGCAGCTTCCAGCTGATGCTCTATCTCAATGACTCTCTGCCCTAGAGCTTCTGCAATCCTGTGCAGCAACAGCTCTTCAGGCTTCAGCCTTTTGGGGCTGAATCAAAGCCATTGACTTTGAGCAGTGCCTGCACCAGCTCCTGAAAGAGGCTGGTATCCAGCTGTCTGGCTTCTTCTACTGTCAGCAGGGGCTTGCCTTCTTCATCAATCAGGCTGGCTGCTATTGCTTCCTCATCACCAGATTCATCATCCAGCCACTTCTTGACTTCATGATATTTGCTGGCTTTGATTCTGACTGGCTCTGCCAGCCCCTTGACTTTGACGGTCTCCACCTTGGTGGCCTGCAGTAGTGCTTGCTTGGTGATCATGGTCTGGTGCTCCTTTCTATCTCAGTGATCAGCTACCATAGACAGGTGCTGTCTCTGTGTTGCCGTTCAGATTGGTGACCAAGAAGGTCACATCATAGACAGGCCTGCCATCAGTCTCTTCAGAGATGGTGCCCACCTGCAGTACTTCAGCATAGATGGTCAGAGTGCCAGTGCCATCAGGGAAGGTGATGACATGGGCAGCACTGCCACTGAGTGCTTGCAGCTTGGCATAGTCATCAGGATCAAAAGGAAACTGATGGGTGAACTGCTCATACTTCTTCAGGGTGGCAGCTCTGGCAGTCTTCACACCAGTGTTGCCTTGGGTAGTTCTCTCCAGCTCTGCCTTGGTCCAGCCGGGGATCTCCACAGTGATAGGCTTCTGAGCCATGCTCAGACCAGCATGTGCAACGCTGAAGCCATGACCTTCTACAATAAGTCCCATGATGCACTCTCCTTGTTATGGCATTATGTACTTGACAACTAGGGTGAGCTGGTGCCTGCACACCACTGTCTCACCTGCTTCATTCTCCAGCTCTGACAGGTCTGTGCTGCCTGTGATCAGAGCTACCTTGATATCTATGTCAGACCATGTGACAGGCCCCTGTGCATGGACTGCCTTGATGATTCCATTCCTGACTGTCTCAAGAGCTTCATCATCATCATGGTATATGTCAATCTCGAATACCTCTCTAGCATCAGAGAGTCTCTGCTGGATGTTGTAATTGAAGTCACCAGTGCCCACCCTCTTGAAGACACCATAGGGAAAGGCTTGCCTCTGTGGTGCCTTGGGCTGGTAAAAGGGCATGCTGAGTGCAGCAGCTTCTGCCACACTTTCCAGCTTCACTCTGATTGCCTTCTTGATACTCATCAGAAGATGTCCTTGCCCAGCTTCAGCCATTCCACTTCAAGCTGCTTGCCAGCTTCCTGTGTGATCATTGCCAGTGCTGCAGGTCCACCCTGCTCTCTGGCTCCTCTCAAGAATCTCTGCTCTCTGATGTTCATCTTGGTGCTGCCAAACTCCAGAACATTGGCGACAAATTCAAAGCCTATTTCCCTGCCTTCAAAGCTGACTGTCCTCTCTGATGGCTTCACCTCCACTGCCCCTATGATGCCCTCTCTGCCTGTCCTGACAGAGACCTTCAGCAGCTTGGCAATGGTGGTGCCGGGGGCTTTGGTTTTGGCTATTGTCTGGATGATCTTCAGGCCCTTCCTGATGGCCTTCCTCATGACTCTCTTGGCCACAGTGGTCCTCATGTCCTTGAGCTGCTTTCTCAGCTCTACATCACCCACCAGCTCTATTGCAGGGCCTGCCATGTTATACTTCCTCAATGCAGGTGAAGGTCATCCACCTTCTTCTCTTGTCTGCCACCACACCCAGAATCTGCAGAGTGTGTGTGTCATGTGTGATCCTCATCCTCTCATTGAGAGTGGCCAAGTATCTCACTGTGATTGTCCAGACTGTTCTTGCTCTGTTCTTTTCCTGATCCTCACCTTCAGTCATGACATCCTGCACCACATCAGCCCACATGGCCTGTGTGTCTGCCCATGTCATGATGGGCTGGCCACCATCACCCTGAGAAGGTGTGCCTGTCTGGAAGGTCACCCTGTCTCTGAGCTGGCCTGCTCTGGTGTTCAGTGGCATCAGACATACTCTCTCTTGTAGCTGTTGACCAGCCTGTGGATTGCAGCATTGTCAAGGCTCCATGCTCTTGTGTCACTGGCCTCATTGGTCAGGCCCCTAAATTCATAGATGTCCAGAGCAGCAGCCTTGACAGCCACCTTCAGTGCTTCTGGCACATCATCACCTGTGGCACCATAGCCCACCACATAGGTGACCTGCACTGCATCTGGTCTGCTATAGATGTCTGGCCATGTCTTGCCATAGGCTGGGCAGATGTATGCAGGATCATGATTGAGATCAGTGTCATACTCTGTGGCAGCAAGTGTCTGGATGTCATTGTCTGCATCATAGTACTTCACACTGGTGATGGAGCTGACAGGAGCAAAGGGCAGCACCAGAGCCTTTGGAAACTTTCGCCAGTAGGCCACCACTGTGGTATTGATCAGCAGCCTGTTGGTCAAGCCTTCAATGGCATCCCTTGCTGCAATGCCAAGAGCTGCCACCAGTGTGGCATCCTGTGTCTCCAAGATTCTGCAGTACTCTTGGATCTCTGCAGTGGTGACTGGCTCTGCAGCAGGCTCACCCTTGCTGAAGCTGTCATAGTTTGGCTTGCTCATGCTGGCTGCTCCTGATGAAGTAGGGGCCAAGCCCAGTGAGGACTTGGCCCCTGTGTTGGGCGTCTTGGGCTGGGGTCCAGCTTAGGAGCCAGCAGCCATCTTCAGGGTCTTGATGGGATTGGTGCCAGCATCCAGCAGATCACCATCAAAGCGCATGTAAGCCACAAAGGCATCAGCATCCTTCTCAAGGCGATAGCGTTCCTGCAGGCGATAGAAACGGACAGACCGGACTTCCCTGATCATGTACTTGGACAGATCACCAAAGGCCATCACCAGATTGGTGGCAGCAAGGCTGGCTTCCACATCTTCATTGAAGACAATGGGGTGGCCCAGCAGGAGCCCACCAGCTGCATCAGCCAGATTGGGTGTCAGGACATAGCTGCCTGCACCATCTTGGATCAGGCGGAGCTTGACCATCAGGTTATCATTGAACATGAACTTGGCACCGCGGCGGCGATAAGCAGAGCCCACGCTGTACTTGAGTTCCAGCAGGTCCTCATAGGTGATGCTGGTGGCGTTGGTGGCAGTGCGTCCCACAGTGGCAGCAACCATGACACCCTTGGGTGTGCTGGAGCCAGTGCCAGTGGTTATCTTGGTGTTCTGGATGCGAGCCAGACGGATGCCCAGCTGCTGGCCAATGACAGAGGCCATGTCAAAGGCTGAATCTTCCAGCAGCTCCTGAGTGATCAGGACAGGATTGGAAGTGTACTTGTAGGCATTGAGGATCACTTCACCAGTGGTGGGCATGGCCTCATCACCACTGTTGTCAGTGTTCTCATTGATCTGTGCACCAGTGTTGCCAGTGTCATTCATGGTGGGCATGGGCATGGCTCCGCCGGAAGCTGTACGCATGATGGTACACTCATTGCGGAACTCGCCAAACTCCAGCAGGGCAATCTCAAGAACACGGCGGAACTCTTCAGGTACATACTCAGCACCTTCAGTGTCAGTGGCCACATTCATGACGCGCTGCTCTTTGCTCTGGATGGGCTGGCCCAGATCAATCCTGAGATCTCTGCCACCATTCAGGCCATAGTGCTTCATGGCTTGAGCTTCACGCTCACTCACTTCCACATCACCAAAGCTGGAGTTGGAACGTGCCCAGCCATTCAAGGCATCCCTGTAGGAAGGCTTGGCAGTCTGCTGGCCAGTGGTGTCTTCGCGCCCCGGCATCTGGCCCATGGTCTGGGTGATGCGTTCCTCTGCTTCAGCTTCCTGAATCTGCACAGTCAGCTTGTCAAAGTCATTGCAGGCCTCAGTGAAGGCAGCTCGCTCTTCCTCAGTGAAGTCACGCTCTTCCTTGCGAATTTTCTCACGCAGGTCATGGACAGTGTTGTAGACCTGACTACGCTTCTCTTTCAGTGCTTTGCCTTTCATCCTTGCTCTCCTGTTGGAATGAAGAAAGCCAGTGACCACACACCATCAGGTGCTGGCTACTGGCTTTGCAGTTTACTTGAAAATTGCTGGCAGGACTTGGCCTGCTTCACCGATAGTATCGGATATGATCTGGACTATTTCAAGTCCAATCTGAGAAAAAAGTCAGACCTACATCTTGGCCTGCATCTCCATCAGCTTGTCATCCAGCTCTGTCTTCTCATAGTCCCTTGCTGGCTCTGGGCCCTTTTCTGGCTCTGTGCCAACAGGTCCACTTGGTCCCTTGGGGCAGCTGGGTCCAGTGGGGCCAGTCTCACCTTCTGGGCCAGACATGGCATCCCTCATCTCAGCACTGATGGCATCCCTCATCTCTGAGTCAGCAGATTCATAAGCAGGGAAGGTGACAGGGCCAACATCAAAGAGCATGGAGACATGCTCAATGGTCCTGATCACTCTGCCATCATCAGTCTCCTCATAGCTGGTCTTGTCAGGGATGAATGAGAAGCTGGAGCCTGTAAGGTCACCTCTCTTGAGCAGCACCAGAGTGTCTCTGCCAAGCTGGGTGTCAGGTGGCTCAATCTCATAGTGCAGGCCTCTCTCATCCTTCACCAGCTTCATGGTCCCTGCCTTGGTCCTGCCCAGCAGCATGTTGCTGTCATGATTGAAGAGGCCCCTGACATCCTGCTGCAGGACATCATCAAAGGCTTCAGGGCTGATCCTCTCATAGACATTATCCCACAGGTGGTATTCTGTGCCCCTGTCATCAGCATCAAAGAAGACAGCACCATGGCCCATGATCACAGGTGGTGCATCTTCATTCTCATCACTTCTCAGCTGGGCAGTGTACTGCTCTCCAATCAATACCCTTCTCTCTGGCTTCATAGTCCTACCTCTTCCTTTGCTTGCTCATAGACTTGCTGCACATAGTGATCAGTGATGTCTGACTCATTGCCATCCACCACACAGGCCAGCAGCTTTGCTGGTGCTGAGACCTTTGCTCTGATGATGTCAGCATGCTTCCTTGTCAGCAGTATGAATTGCTCTGCACTGTGTCCATGCTTCTTCCTGTGCTTCTCATAATTGAAGACCAGCCTTTTGGTCATGGCTGCAGTGGTGTCACCCAGTAGGCCCCTTGCCAGATCCTCTGCTTCACTGTTGTCAGGAGAGCTGCCAAAGTTGTTGCTGGGCTGAAGGATCTCATCATATCCTTCCATCGCATTGAGATTCTCTGCAGCCCTGACTTCATTGACTGCATGCCAAGCAGCTCCTGCAAGTGCTGCCCTGTAGTAGGTGGCTCTGGCTGCAAGATTGGCCCTGACCAGTGCCTTCCTTTCATACTCAATCAGGTGTGACATGGATCTCTTCTGATCCTCAGTGAGCAGCTTGTCTTCCAGCTCTTCCTCAAAGATCACAAACCACACATCAATGGTGTCATCCAGAAAGCTCTGATTCTCTTGCTCCAAGCTGTTGTATGCTGACTTGCTATTGTCTCCAATCTTGTGGGCAGGGACACCGAACCAGTTGGCCACATCCCTGATGCTCCACTCAAGGGACTCAATCAGCTGGCTGTCTCTGGCACTCAAAGAGAGTGGAGTGGCCTTGGCGCCACCCATCAGGATGGCTGTCTTGTGTGCATTGTCCAGCCCTTGGTGCATGCTGTTCCACATCTTGCGAGTGGTCTTCACCTGATCAGCTTTCATCCACTGTGGATACTCCAAGATCACTCTGGGCTCTGCACTGTTCTGGTAGAATTTGTTTGAGTACTTCTGTGCAGAGAGGCCCATGCCAAAGCTGTTGGTGGCATACTGCAGGACTGAATAGCCCACAAGCCCATCATAGCCCATGCCCTTAAAGTGCAGGACATTCTCAGCCAGCAGCTTGTCAGGCAGCTTCTTCTCACCATCATAGTGGTATAGATAGTACAGCTTGCCATTCCTTCTGACAGGTGTGACTCTCTGGGGCTCCAGTGGGATCAGCTGGACAGGCTTGCCAGCAGCATCTCTGTCAATGTATGCATAGCCATTACCGGGGTCCAGCAGGCAGTGCAGCATCATCTGGCTGAAAAACTGCATGGCAGTCTGCTCAGAGTTTGGCTTCTTGGTGAGCAGCCTGTACAAGGGGTCAGCCTTCTCCTTGTCCTTGCCATTGGCCACAGCCTTGAGCAGATGGCAGGGCACCTTGCCCACAGTGGAAGAGACCAGCTGCACTGCTCTCCAGACAGGCGAATAGGTCAGGGCCTTGTCTCTGGAGATGACTGCATCTGACCCACTGCCAATTATGCTCTGGTTATCATTGGGCCAGCTCAGAAGAGACACAGATGGATCTTCTAGGCTTCTGGTCTGTGGGGTGTCAAGCAGTATCATAGCCAGTCCTCTCTGTTGGTTTCCGGTAACGTATTCGGATTGCAGCCCTTTGCAAGTCTATTTTAGGACTCCAGACAGAGTGCTTCAAGGTCTATGTCTGGGGCCTCTGTCTCAATGTCTCTGGCCATGGTCTCTCTGATTGCTCTCCTGATAAACTTGGCTTGGCTCTCTCCATGCTCCTTGGCATGCTGCCTGATCTCAATAGACAGCTCTGTGGGCACCAGTATATTCAGCTGCTCCTTGCCTTTCCTTTTCATAGCTTCACCACATCATAGACCATGCCAAGCCCTACCACCAGAAGGCAGCAGGCTGCTCCATCCAGATTCCACAGAGAAGCTGCCCCTGCTCCAACAGCAGCCAGACCACCATAATAGAAGCCAGCCCTGAGAAGTTTTGCTCTGGTGTTAGCGTTACACAGTAACGATTGCAGCAGGCCCTTCTTCTTCTGGTCCTGCACCTCTGAGTCTATATCAGTACTATCGCGCATTCTTGGTCCTCTTCTGTCTCTTGTGTTAGTGACATAGCATAGGCTATGATCAGGGCCTGCATGCCATCCACCTTCAGGGGGCTCCATGGCTTTGGCTTCACAGGCTTGATAGCTCCAGCTGGGCCAGCCTGTATGGTCACATTGCCTGCTTCCCAGTTTAGCACTGGGTCATTGTCATGGCAGAGCTGGTGAGACTTGACCAGCTTGCCGAACTCATTGGTGGGCATTGACAGGGACTGATAGCCCTGCCCCATCTCTACCATGGTGACACCATCCTCATCAGCCAGATCTGTGATCAGGCCTGTGGCATTCCACCTATCATATCCAACACACTGGATGTCATACTGGTCCTTGAGAGTGTTGACCATCTCCCTGACAAGGCCCTGATCCAGCACCCTGCCTGCTGTCACTGTCAGCATGGCCTTCTGGCTCTTCCACAGGATGTACTCTGCCTTGGCATCATAGGTCTCTTGTGGAACAAAGTGCCACACCTTGCAGCTCTGGGTCTTGGGCCAGTACAGGGCCAGAGCAGTCAGGTCATCACTGCTGCCCAAGTCAAGGCCACCAAAGCATGGCCCATCATGCTCGGTATCATTCTCACCACATAGCTGCCAGTCCACTGGGTCCAGCCATCTGGTCACCCTGTTGGTCTGGATGTTGGCATGCAGTCTCTTCACCCACTCCTCATGGGTGGGGTCCACTTCACACTTGTTGATCTCTGTCTGCAGATAGGCCTCTTGGACACTGATGCCAAAATTGGGGTTCACCTTCTTCAGGAAGTCCATTGACTTCCAGCACTCTTTGTCCTTCTCATAGTCTGGCTGGCCATCATAGATCACTGGCAGATAGCTGATGTCTTTAGTCTCTCCAGACAGGACTCTCTTGGCATACATCAGCTCCAGATTGCAGGGGCTTTCGCCGGGGTGATCTGATGTGGTCATAGCCACCACCAGTGGCTGTCTTCTGGAGACTGTGCCAGCTTCCAGTGTGGTGATCAGCTCATTGTCCTTCTGGGTGTGTAGCTCATCAATCAGGAGCAGGTGCACATTGGGTCCATGCTTTGTCTCTGCCTTTGAAGAGAGCACCTTCCAGCTGCCACCATTGCGAGTGCACAGCATCCTTCTGGTGGACTTCCTCACCATGATCCTGTCTCTGAGCTTCTTGGATCTCTCCACCATCAGGTCTGCAGCACTGAATACTATCCTTGCCTGATCAGTGTCACTGGCACAGCTGAAGACTTCTGCCTGCATCTCATTGTCCACATCCAGCATCAGCAGCCCAATGCCTGCACCCATCTCTGTCTTGCCATTTTTCTTGGGAAGATAGATGAAGCACTTTCTGAATCTCCTGCTGCCATCAGGTCTCTTCCATCCAAAGAGATGACCAATGATTGGCCACTGCCAGTCTTCCAAGATGAAGGGCTTGCCATCAAAGTCACCATCCTTCAGGGTGAAGGTGGACTGCCAATAGTTGATGACCCATCTGGCTGTCTCTGGATGAAAGGTGCAGTCACCACAGTTGGCCCATGGATCAAAGGGCTCTGGATAGCCGGGGATTGGTCTATGCCAGACATGATCATCATACAGCTCCATCAGTATCTCTCCAGCTCTTGGAAGAGAGCCATGGGGATGTGTGCCACCTGCTCCACATCCCACTGGTCTCTTGTGTGCTTGGTCCTGCCACCATGCCTGATGGTGTAGTCTCTCTCTGTCAGCATGATTGGTCTGGCCATCAGCATGGCATAGTTGGTCTGCACAATGAAGAGAGCAGAGAAGCCTGTCTCTTTGGCCAGAGACTTGAGTGCTGCCAGCTTTGACAGGGACAGCATGATGTCTGGATACTGCCCTTCATTGATGTCTCTTCTTTTGATCTCCACCCGTGCATGTGACCACCCAGTGTCAGCTGGCTTGACTGCCAGATAGTCCACAGGATACAGTGGGGGCATCTCCAGCATGGTGGCCTTCAGTGCCCTGCCTGCCTCTGCTGCAATATCTCTCTGCTGCTCTCTGTTGGCAGCTGTCTCATAGATCTGTCTCATGGTATCACCTCTACATCTGTGGCTGGTGTGATGGGTGTGAAGTCCAGCCCCACTCTGGCACTGGGTGTCAGGCCAAACTCTCTCAGGAGTGGGGTCAGCACCTGCACCATCTTCCTCTCTGTGGCCAGCCATGGGGCCTCTTTGATATCTCTGGCTTGCCCTCTGCTGTCTCTGACAGGGATGTAGTCAGGCCTGCCTTGGTACTTCTTCTGATGGTCAATGAGAGCACCATACACTTTGCACAGCTGGATGAAGGCCAGCAGGTCTGTCTCACTCAGCACACCCATGGCAGTCAGGCTGCTATAGTGCTTCTCCCAGACCCACACTGCAGATGGCTTGAACCAGTCAGGGGGCTCCTGCTTCATGACCACCTGTGGCAGCTCTGTGGCCTGTCTGGCCAGTGCCCTCTTGTCACCCAGTGCAGCCTGTATGGCTGTGGGCTTGGGCCTTCTTCCACTGTTGCTATTGCCTGCCATCTTTCTCCTTCTCCATCTGCTCAATGGTGTTGGTCAGGTCTGTGATCTTCTCTTCTAACTTCTGGAGTCTCTCAGCCAGATGGACAGGCTTGCCCCCATGGCAGTAGCATCCTGCTTTTCCATCAAGCACACCACCCCAGCAGACAGGGATGAAGTGACCCCTGTACATATGGCAATGGTCAGGCACTTCCATCCAAAAGCTCCTTGATGTTGAAGCCTCTCCTGACTGCACTCTCTATCAGCTCATGACAGTGCTGGCAGACAGGCAGGATATTGGAGAGTACTAGTGCAAGCTCTGGGTGGGTGTGGACTGGCTGAAGATGGTGACCATCTGTGGCTGGCTGGTCCTTGCACCACTGACACAGTGGCTCCTGAGTGAGTGCTGCCAGTCTGACCTTCTGCCATGCTGCACTGCTCCTGATGGCTCTGGCCTGCTTGTACCTGTCACTCATGACAGGGGCCTTCTCTGGGCCTGCCCTATAGGCCTTTCTGACCTTTGGCCTTCTGGGCTGGTAGTGTTTTCTGGTGGTCATGGGCTTGGCCCTTTTCATATTCTGCATTTTCACGCAAAAAGT